CTCGTTTTTTTCCAAGTCAACTACAGAGATAGACTCATCAGTTGAAGTGGTGCGAACACGTTCGGTTTTCTTTTCGTATGTTGGAATTGCACTCTCTTGCAATGTGCATTTCATGGTACGCATTGTACCGTCTTTCTTAAGAAAGTCAACAGTCACAGGACCGTATTTGAGATGGCTAACAAGCCAATCACGAAATACTTTTTGCTCTTTTGCATCACTTGCCGCATAATTAAAAGTTGTCATATCAAAGTTCTCCATGTTAAATTGTTCAAGTCTTTATTATACCTACAATCTGTTCAGTTGTCAAGTTTGCCATGCTAACTCTTTTCTATTCTCAATTCATCATAAAGGTAATCATGCAATTCATTGATACCGCCAATGTAATTTAAATTGTGATATATGTGTGGAACAAAAGTTGTGTTAGGAACTAATTTCTGTAATTGCGCTACTGTATAATCTTCGCCAAGTATGAAAAGTTTATACTGTCTTCTGCAAATAGTTAAAAGTAATTCTGCTTTTTCTGTAGCCTTACTTCCTACAGCACCATAGATATAATACATCACGGCGCATTGTACACCTGCAAATATTCACTCGGTTCATTATTTAAAAATGCAGTTTTAAGTGTACCCTTAAAATCATATGTTACTTGATAGCCTTTAACAACATTTTGATATGCTTGTTCATTCACAAGTTTACATACAGGTGTTGAAAGCGGTGGCGTCATACCCAAGACTAGAGTATTAGTTCCTGGTCCTGAATAGTGTGTCGTGCCATATTGTTTTTGACAATAATTTTTTGTAGTCATGTACGGTACCTTTTCTATAATAGGTTTCACATTTATCACTTTTGCCATATAGTAGCCGTCTTTGGTTGACGAATCTTCTACAAGAACAACTCCAGCTTGTGCAACATTACACAAAAATAAAGTTGTTATGATACTATGTAGTGTACATGCTTTTTTCATAGTTTACTCTACAGCATAAACTCTCGTTACTGTTTTAATTCGAATTGCATTACCTGGATCATAATTCATTTTAACTGTACGAATTTGTCCTTGATATTCAAACGTCACATTGAATGCAGTAACATTATAGCGAAACTCTCTGTCACTATATGATACGCATTTTTGTTGTTGGGTTTGAACTGGCGCACCTACACCTTCAACAGGTTCAACATTGGTGCATGACATTCTAGGCATTGAAATGGCTCTCATGCTACCAATTGGATCAACTTTAATTACAGGCACAATTTGATAATTGACAATATCATCTGCAAATGCACATGTTGCAATTAATGCGGTAACTGCAACCGCTAAGATTTTTTTCATTGTTTAGCACCTCTCATTATTCCACCAGCAACCATGGTTAACCAAGTAATAGAAAATATAGTTTCCATATTAAGTGGGATATTAGTTTCGAAAATTACATTGATTGACATGATAGTAAAGATTGAACCAATCGTAACTAAAGTTACAATGCCAGCAAGCGCACCAAAAAATACAGCAAGACTATCGGTTTTGAAATTTGTCATAAGAACTCCTATATGATAGATTAAACAGTATAACACATCATATATGGCATGTCAAAACGTATTCAATGATGGCTCAAATTCGGCAATCAATTCACGTTCACGCTGGTGTGCGGGTTTACGTCCACGGATCACTTCGACAACTTCATATTGCCAATTTGCACCAGCCAATTCACGCAATGCATTACACATTGCCCAATTTTTGTTTTCGCACTTAGCACGACTCACATGTTTTTGCCAACGGAGTTTAACCGAACGCAAATAGGCTTGACCCTGTGCAACAGTCAAGCCAACATATGTATCGCCAGTATCAACGCATGTAACTTTGTACAGTACATGGTTTCGGTCGCAACGTTTCTTTCTCAATGTCATATAGACAGTATACCATACTGGGACATCATGTCAAGGGTTATTTTGGCTTTGTTGCTCAAAAACAACAAAAATCCCCCTCTGAAACGTGCCAAAAACTTGGTTTACCATAAATATGTTGTCAAGTCCTAGGGAGGATAATAGTTATGGACATTGTAGAGATACTTTTAAAAGCATGGCCAGTATTCTTAGCATTCATTACTTTAGTCATAGTTTTGGCTAAAATGGACGTGCGAATCGGGGTATTAGAAGAAAAAGTCAAATCATTATTCGATTTACATAACAGAGGAAAATAAAATGGCAGAAAAAACAGCAGAACAAGCACATGAAAAAGGTGCGTTTATAGAGAAATTATTATTTGCTCTATTACCTTTATTAGTTGGTTCAGTTGGATATTTAATTCAAGCATTAGGTGCTATTCAACATGATGTAACCATTCTGAATCAAAAAGTGAGTTTAGTTGTTACCACAGATAATAAACAGGCTAGCAATAGCGGTGCTGAATTGGCACGTGAAAAATTACGTCAAGATTTAGAAAAAGAAATTCAAAAAAAATCGTGATGCTATTATGGAGAATAGAACACACATTGCCATCATAGAAGATAGATTAAACATGGCAAAGAAAATTGGACCAATGAAGGAATAAAAAATGGCAGAAGTAGTATTACAACAAAAACCATTGTCACGTAGTGAACGTGAAGCAAATATCAAAGATAAAGCAGGATGGCTGATTACTGTCCTAGCCGCTTTGCTTGCAATCAATACGTATGTTGCCAGTGGCAATAGCAGTAAAGTATTGAACAATACGATTAGTGCAAACAATACTTGGGCATTCTATCAAGCAAAATCAGTTAAACAAACTCTTGCTGAAATGGCTAGAGATGATGCTATCGATAGAAAACAATTTGACAAAGCAGAAAAGTTAACTGCAAAGATTGATAGATACGAATCGGATCCTATTACTGGTGAAGGTAAAAAAGAATTAATGGCAAAGGCAAAAGGTCTTGAAGCCGAACGTGACCAGATTCGCAAATCTAGTCCTTGGTTGACATTTGCAGGTTCTGCATTTCAAATTGCAATTGTTTTGTTAACTGCAAGCATTCTAGCAGTCAGCATGTCATTGTATTTCGCTAGTATTGTTGTTGGAATTTTTGCCGCAGTACTAATGAGTCAGGGTCTGTGGCTTTGGCTTCCTATCGTCTTGTAAAGTTTTCATCAATTATATTATGTTTTGTTATTTTAACTGGAAGTGCTGAGGTAAAAGAAAGTCCTAAAAAACAGGATGAAGTAAAAACCTGCACCAAATGGAAATGGGCGGGTGATGTTTTCAATCGAACAGTCTGGTGTGTGGAATGGACCATAAAAGATTGTTCTCAACGATTACACAAAAACATATGTAAACTTGGCGGCTAACAGTCATGGATCCAATTACAATAGGACTTGCATTCTCAGCCGCCCAGAGTGCAGTCAGTCACATCAAGCAGGCAATCGCATTAGGCAAAGACGTTAATAGTCTTGTCGGGCAATTCAGCAAATTCTTTGAATCCTCAGATGCTATTCATCGTGAGAGAACAAAGGTAAAAGCAAAAGCAAGTCAACTAGGAAAAACTGACGCAGAACTCGGTAAAGAAGCACTTGAAATTGCTATGCATAGTGATGCTTTAAGACAAGCAGAACGTGAATTGAAAGATATGATTGTTTGGAATTTAGGTAAGCCTGAAGTGTGGGAACAAATGATTAAAGAGAGAACTAGACTCTTTAAAGAACGTGCAGAAGCAGAACGTGCAGAAGAAGAAAGAAAATTAGCACACAAAAAGAAAATGGCAGACCAGTTTATATTTGCCATGTATTTTATAGCGGGGTCTGCTATCGTATTTGCAATTGCCATGGGTGGTATTGCTATCTATGGGCAAATGGAAGAAAAAAAAATTTATGAAGAAAAAGTTGCTAAACGTAATTTAATTTTACGACAGCAACAAAAAGAACGTGATGCAAAAGAGCGTGAAGAAAGAGATAAAGCAATTGGAGGCTAACCTATGTACTTTAATATAATCATTACATTTAACGATTTATTATTTTTATTTTGTATGACTCCGTTACTTGCTGTCTTTTGGGTTATGTTTAAAGATTGGTTAAAAGATAGAAAATGAAAAAATATCGTTCTATTTTTGTGAGTGATGTGCATTTGGGCACAAAAGACTGTCAAGCAGATAAGTTAAATAACTTTTTAAAGCATAACAGTTGTGACACACTATATCTAGTCGGTGATATTATTGATGCATGGCGTATACAACAAAACAAGTGGCGATGGAAACAAAGTCATACCAATGTAGTGCGTAGAGTATTAGGTCACGCAAAACGTGGCACTAGAGTTGTTTATGTTGCAGGCAATCATGATGAGTTTTTACGCCCAATGATACCGTATGGTTTCAGCTTTGGTCTTATAGAAATAACAAATCAAACTGAACATATAGGCGCAGATGGCAAACATTATCTAGTTACACATGGTGACTTGTTTGATGGCATAACAAGACTAGCACCATGGTTGAGTTTTTTAGGAGATAAAGCATATGATTTCATTCTTTCGCTTAATAGCAAGTTCAATTGGATACGCCATCGTTTTGGTTTTGGGTATTTTAGTCTTAGTAAATATCTTAAGCACAGAGTAAAAAAGGCCGTAGATTTCATATTTCAATTTGAAAAGAATCTAGCCGCCTACTGTATCAAACGAGGTTTTGATGGGGTAATATGTGGTCACATACACCATGCAGAGATTAAAAAAATTGATGGTGTTATGTATATGAATGATGGCGATTGGGTTGAAAGTTGTACGGCACTTGTAGAACACCATGACGGCCGTTGGGAAATTATAACTTGGACTAAGGAAAAAGACAATGATGAAACTGTGTGATAAAATAACTATTGTTGTACCTTGTAAGAATGAAGAAAATTATATTCATCATCTACTAGATTCACTACGCTCACAAAACATAGGCGACACTAGAGTAATCATTGCCGACTGTTCAACTGATGCCACTAGACAAGTTATTAAGAACAACAGTATTGGACTGAATGTTGAAATCATTGATGGTGGTCCAGTGTCTATTGCTAAGAACAGCGGAGCAAGACTAGTCACTACTCCGTACATTCTGTTTATCGATGCTGATGTTCGTTTCTTTAAAGATACAGTTATCAGAGATGCTGTTAACAAGATGGAATTAAAAAAACTACATCTTGTTGGACTAAACATCAAATGCTACGATAAAGATATACGTGCAAAGGTTGGCTTTACTGCATTTAACATAATTAATCATACATTAAAATTCTTTACACCATTTGCAGTTGGCGCATTCATGCTGACACGTAAAGATAAGTTTGAAGAGTATGGTGGGTTTCCCGAAAACTTATTAACATCTGAGGACTACTTCTTATCTAAAAAATATAGTCCTAGAAAGTTTAAGATTATTCGACACTACCTCGGACAAGATAGCCGTAGATTTAAAAAGATGGGCTACTTAGGTATGGGCAAATATCTTGTTAAAAATTTTGTTAATCGCAATAACAAAAAATATTGGGAAAGTTTATACCATAATAGATACTGGAATTAAACCAAACACAAAATAAATTATTTTGGTGCTGGCTTTCTCTTCTTAGGCGCAGTAGTAGTCGCTTTAGTCGATTGTTGTTTTTTTGGTTTAGCAGTTTTAGTAACAGGTGGCGCTGGCCAGGTGGTCCATGCTTGCTCTTTTACTGGTTCTGGTGTTTCTACTATCGCAGGCGCAACATCTACTTTAGCATCCAAAGATGCAGTAGTTTCTTTGATATTTTTAATTGCAACATCTGCCGCAGTTAAAGGAACTTCTTGATTTGTTACCTCTACTGTTGGTTTGCTACTTGTAAAAAATTCTTTAATTTTCTTGAACATAATTATCGCCCTTTAAGTTAAAATTTCAATCGCATGATTGTAATGATTGATTCTGTCTTCTAAACCAAGGTACCCACCATTGATTCGTTTTGTCATTGTCTTAATGTCTCCAATATCTGCTAGTTCATTTAGTCTTGCCGCAGACCAAAACCAACATGCAGAGTGAATAGCATATTCTGCTTCAAGCAATAAGTCTGGATCATCAACAAGTGTATTGTCTTCAAACAATGCTTGAGAGCATTTAGTATAGTTGTTTTTTCCAGTAATTTGTACGATTCCTCTACCACGAAAATACCAACCTTCTCCAGATGCTTCGTCTCCATTACCCATACGATTAGCATAAACACGATTCGCAATCATTTCTGGTCTACGTTCGTATTGTTTTGCTACCGCATCATTAGGAAAGTATTTCTTAAAAGTGCCAACTAAACCTTTTGCAGAATAATTTAAATTCTCTTGTAGAGTAGTAAACCCACCAGATTCATGCCCGCATTGCGCCATAAATGCGGCAACTCTAGCTGACGTATCTATATCATATTGTGGTAAAATTTCAACTAAATTACTATACCACTCATCAAAATTTTTAACTTTTGGAATTAATTGTTTTACCGCTTCTTGTGTGAAGAAATCCATCGCCATCTCCTATGATTATCATAGGAGTATTTAGCATAGTTTAATCCCAAAGTGCTTGATAGTATTTGCCAAACAAACGGAATCCGTTTTGAATTCGTGTCTCAACAACTTTCATGCCTTCATAGTCACACTTGTATGTATCGTTAGGACCATGTTCCATTCGAAACAATTTAGCGTCTTTTTTAGGAACTTCATTGCCATCTTTATCGACAGGCTTCCAAATCAACTCATGTTCGCCGGAACAAAATGCTTCTTGCCAAGAATCATCATTCTTGCAAGTGAATGCAAAAATCATTTCATCAAGCACCCAATCCCAACGCTTGAAATGATTTTCATCAGTATCCCATTCATTTTCTTTTGCTGGCGCTGAAGTTGACTTTAATTCTTCCGGCACATCTTCATCATCAACATTAGGCGACCCATGCTTTGTTGCTTGCAGTTGTTTTAGCATAGGCAAGACAATCATTGCAAGTGTATGATCCATTGACCATGTATCGTACTTATCAATCTTGATGTAAGACACACGATTACGCTTAGACTCTATCCATCGACATAATTTCAATAGCCAAGTTTCTGGTGCGTTTTTCGACTCTACAATTTCTTCTTTTGTAGTTCCATGAGAAAGCCAAGTGCCAAAGTTATGCACCCAATCAGGTTTACGTTTGTATCCATATTCATCCTCGACAGGCTTTGCCCAAAAACAAAGTGCTTCGGCAATCTGATATGGTCCTACCCAATTTTTATAGGGTCCGATATAAACTTTCATTTCAATTTCTTTCTAATGTGTGGACACGGATTCGGTCTAGTGCGAGTTAGTTCTCCGCCAGCAAAAGGATCGTCATCTATTAACACACCGAACTCTTTTTCTATATAGTACTTACCCATCGCTTTGATACATTGATCCATCAAACTGTTAGAACCGGAAGAATCATCTTCTGCCCAAAAACAAATCGGAGACCTACCCCATGTACGATATCTTAACACATCATGGAAAATTTTTCTATGTTTTTTACTACTAGGGTCAAACGTTTCATACACTCTGCCGAATTGCTGAATCTTGCTCATTACTTTCACTTTCTATCATAATTAAAAGGCGCTTTGATTCTTTACGAACTTCAGCAGTTACTGACCATCCAAAACCTTCAGGATGTAGCAACTCTTGTAAAAAATGCACAACTTCATTTTCAGTTTCCGTTTTCATTCGTCACCTTTACAAATTGACTAGAGACTGCATAATCTTCAGGCAATTTCTCCACAATTTTAGTGAAATGATACGAATCTGGATAGTGTCGCAAAATACCTAATGCACGTTGACGAATGTATTTTGGAACTTTAGGCGTTACTTTAGGATTCAATAAATCTAAAAGTAATTGTTGTCCACAACGCAACGCACGATATCTTTCATCGGGTAGAGTCATTATAATCTCCATCACGAATATGATCTTCCATTGTGGTGAAAAATGTTTTAATTTTCAATTCATCATTCCACACTCTTGCGTAGTCATTATCTTTATCACACAACGCAAGTGCTTCTTCTTTAGTCACAACACGATGCGACACAATAGTTTCACCAAGATGTTCTTGCGAAAATTCTTTAGCCTCGCTTAATGTTACAGTATCAAGTGCCCAATCTGCTTTGTCTTTACCATAATAATCTGTGCCAACAGGAACTTCTACCATGTAACGTTCACGGAACATAGATACAGCTTCAACAAGAACCCATTGAGTTTCAATTTTCTTCATAGTCCAGCTTCCATCTTTATTGTCAATCCAATCAATAGTGTCACCAGTTTTCCAACCAGTTCCCTCTAGTATCTCATCATTTAAAGGAAGAATCAAGTCTCCTGTTTCAGGATCTTCTTCCAGTGAAATTGTCCAAGTTTTGTTTGCCATACGTACTCCTCAAGTGAATACATTCATTATAAATGAGGTTTGTCGGAAAGTCAAGCGGTGAGCATTCTTACCAAACCAATGGTATCAATTGTTGTTAGCAGTAAATAGTTAGCCAACATGCCAAAAGATTTCCTAGTCCAACTAGCCCAAGCATACAAGGCACAACCAGTAATCCAAACAGGATAAAGAGCAAGGAGCGGAGGGTTGGGGACTGTGACTGCCATAGTAATACTACAACCAATGCTAATAGCCCAAGCAAGCAACTCAATAACAAAGCGAATTCTGTTAGACTTAAAATCATCTTTAATCCATTCTATAGTTGGTCTAAACAAATCAATAATCATAATACTAATCCAAGTTAAATAATTGCGGATACATTTTAATAAAATATACTCTCAGTTGATTCCAATGATGAAACAAATCTGGAGAATCTTGAGTCAACGTCAATCGCTTTAACTCATTCATTGATTCTATAATTCTATAGAAATCATTTACTTGATCCTTATAAACGCTGTAATCATACTTTCTGCTATAGATTTTGTATTTTCCATTCATGTGCAAGAATGTTGAGAACAATCTTTCTACAATGAACGGAAACATATTCAGATTCGGGTCTCTAGCATAGTTTGCACTACCATGATAAAT